TCTTCTTTATGATAATTAGGCATACTATTGTTTAATCTCGTCGTAGCAGACGAGGAATTTTGGTTCACACTTCGGTGTGAGCGATTCGATACTTTTATTAGAGTCGAGATTCTTCTCCCGCTACAACGGGAGAGAATTGTGAGATGGCTGTTATTAACGGTCTCACATTGTCAGTTATACCATTTATTCCTTACTTTGTTATTAATGGGTTACACAAGAAATAAATAGTTTTTCATTTAAAGACACGTACATGTGATTGCAAGAACATGTATTGTAGAATTAATCAAACTCTTAACCTCACGGTGGAGTCTAATTGCACAGTTTTATTACTTACTTGTAGGTAATGGGCTGCCTTTCTTTATTGATGTGAAAGATTTTGTAAAGATATAAACGTAATGCTGTTGCGTCCTTTTCGGAGGACAATGAATATTGCTAATACCTTAACCATAGGTTCTTACGGCGTTGGCGTTCAAGATTAAAGAGGATAACTTTCGGGCTCTTTCCTCACCAACGTAATATCTTATCTTTTAATTCATATTATATTCTCTATATCCCTTTCAGGGTGTGATGATAAGGATCTACACCTAAAAATCGTAATAAAGCGATACGCAGATATATATAGAGATGTTAAGAAAGATCAAACCTCAAGCAATCGTTGCGCTTGGCGATTGTTTGTTGTATTTATTACAAAGCATGTGCCCTGGGTGAAACCAGGTACTGATCACCAAATAGCTCTTTTATTAGAGTGAAGCTTGGAGAACTATTAACTGTAATTAACAGAAAACTATAGCCACCAGTGGCTTATAATATACTGGGAGGTACTTAAACCTGAAATTTCAAATATAGGCGTCGCGAATCCACGACGTTACCGTGGAAATTTATATTATAGAAGACCCGCGTTTCTTCAATAACAAATTTGTAGTAGGGCTACACATGTTGTCATACGGGGCAACAACACGCTGTGCTTACAGAAATCATTTCTAAGAATACACGAACTTATACTCTGGCTTGCGGTTAAACCCGTTTGAGTATTCTCCTGTGGGATGGGCTGATCCCATCGGAGAGAGTGATGTACGACTTGGAGCAGTATCATGGATATCCCAACCATGTTAGACTGTATTCGAAGAGTGATTGAAGTAGGTTTATACCGGTCTGGAACTGATTCGTCGTCTTGTCCGAGACGATAGACTCTCCAGATGCGTGGCTTGTTTAACTGGTGCAAAAGCTTGAGCACCGACCTTTCGAGCAAAGAATTAGGACAAAATGGCGCCGGGGTATGGCCTAACAAGCCCCCCGGCATCAGAAAGCACGAAGTCTCTGAAAGCCTAAACTTAAATCAGACACAAAACTTAAGTGATCTCTCGCAGATCTCTACCCGATACATTGCCGACAGCATGAGTGAGTTACAGCACGCTTCTCATGACTATACGCTTAAATTAAAGGATTTTTTGAAGGAGTTAATGCCTGCATTTGAACTCCCGGAGCACCTTTCCTTTCTTAAAGACGAAACAGTAACCAGCCTGAACGTCTTGCTAGGATTGGTCAAGGATCTTTACGGTGTTTGTAAAGACAATCTGGCCGATATAGGAGCGGCATTTATACATGTTATCAACTTCTATATCGGAACTCGCAACTCAACCAATTGGACGGATGTGTCCGTTGGATTTGCGTCTCTCTGTCTATCCTTGTTCAAACTTGATACCATCAAGAACTCTGCAAAGTACGTTCAGCAGATTATTGGTGTGTTTATGAATAAGGTCAAGACATATTTCATCAAGGCCGAATCAGCTGAGAAGGACGTCCGTTCCTTTTGGTCAGACTTGTCGGTATCCAACCCCCGAACACTATTTGGCATCGTCCATTCGTGTTCCGGAATCTTAACCTCCGTCATATGCTTGAAGTCATTTGCCCAACGGGCCTATGCTGAGAGAGACCTAACACGTCTTGTATCAGAATTGACTAATGGCATCCTGAAGGTTGGTTCTGAGGTTCGCCAACACGCTGAGAGTATTACCCTTCTTTTGGCGAGAATTTACGACTGGGTGTATATCAATTCCGCTGCGTTGATGTCTTTGAACTTTGACAAGATTGTATGGGCACTACCTAACGATCAGGTCTTTGAGTCAAGGTTTGTTGAGATGTCAAACGTTATGGCGTCGTTGGTGGAGGACCCGCTCTACTTGGAGGCAAACAACTTAACCCTACAGTTGTTGCGCGATCGCCTCAATAAACTCCGTGAATCCGGTGAAGGAGAACTTAATAAAAACCCGTCGCCCTCGATCAGGTCAGCTTTGACACGCTACATGACCACGATTGATGGGTTTATCAGGTATGTTGAGAACCGCCTTCACCCAGACAATACGAAGCCCCAACCTATGTCCGTGACCCTAGTTGGTCCGGCCGGTTGTGGGAAATCATCAGCTTCAACTAAGATTGGGCTAATGATGCAGGCCATATCTGGTCGCGTGCCCGACCAGACTCTTTTGAACAATAGAGGGGGAGATCCTAAGTTCGAGGAGAATATTACAAGTAGTACTGATGTTATTATCTTTGATGATTTTGCCAATGACCAGTCCCAGAAGATGGCAACCAAAGACGTACTGGATATAGTGAATACGTCTAAGGAAGTTATCCCAAAGTCAAAGGCAGATGAAAAGGGAATGCATAAGTACAACAATATTGGTACGATCTTCACTACTAACGACGATGCACTAGGAATGAACAATTTCCGAACAGCTAGTGTCGATAGTATGTTGAGGAGGATGGGGATTGTGGTAGAACTCAGTGTCAAGGAGGAGTTCTGCATCCCAGGGACGACGCGTCTGGACTTAAACCACCCTAGCGTGTCGGACGAAGTGTTCAATTCTGAGGTTTATGAAGTAAAGTTGAAGCAACCTCGGAGCATGATGTCCATCAATGGATCAAATGTGGTTAATTATGTTGATATTGAGTATGAACGTCACGAGGGTAACACCGAGTGGCGCGATGCGATATTGAAACTGCAGGAGGAATTGATCCAACAGTGGAATAAGAATACTGAGCGTCATGAGAATAGCATGAGTCCTGAAAACGTTTGCTCTGCTTGTACTCTACCTCATGATGTCTGCTTGTGTTCTCGTCTAAAGGCTGAAGCTTATAGTAGGCAGCGATTCGTGGCAACTTTCTTTGATCGACCTGTGGCAAACGCTTCCGAGCGTATGTTCGCACTAGATCAATGGGCCATTGATCGCTCCTCTCGCTTGGCTGCAACACTATCGTTGGCTGTATACTACAAAAATGTTGCGAGTTATCTCTATACCCGAGGAAACTTGTATAAGAGGCATTGGTTCGCCTTCGCTACCTTGTTCCTTTTAGTGGCGAAGCTTCCGTATGGAGCACTTATCTTCTTATTAGCTCTCGGCAGCTATGAAAGAATGTACTTTGTAGTACAGAGGAGGAAGCACTTTGAGAGGACAACCCGTGCGGGGAGATTCATCGCTGAGTCTCATAGGGCTAGGTGTGCAGCCTACGGGATCCTATTCGCGACAAGTGCCCTTGCTTTGACTGTTGTCTTTAAATCTATGGGGATGATCCACAAGATGGTAGGAAAATCGGAAGAGAAACAGTTGCAAGGAGGAGTAACACAACTCCAGAAAGGTGATGATCATGACTGTGATGGTGTCACATTCGTACGACCCCCAGAGAAAACTAACTCTGATAATCTTGGTTACTTCCTGAATAAGCCAAGACCGGCCCATGAGGCTCGTACCATGACACCTGACCAAGCATTTGCCGACATTGCTAAGGGTATTGCAGAGGTTACTGTCTCCCAGGGGGAAGTTACCAATGTAGTCAAGTCCTTACCTATGGGATCTGAACGATTGATCCCTCACCATGCTCTATTCGGTGAAGGTATTCAGGATATTCACTTTACCTACAGTGGCACTCAAGGAGCTAGATATGCAAACATCGATGTTCCCCAATCCCACGTAAAGCAGTTGCAGAAATCATCCG